TTCCCCCCACATTTCCACGCAAGGAACTTGTACCATTACTTGTTTAGAATCCATTTCTCCTTTGACGCCGTTGAATGGTAGTCGAATCATGGCACGTTCGGCCCAGAAAAATGTGTTTTTGTTGTTGCCGTCGGGCAAGAAGCGTAGTGAGGCAGCTTGGCCTTCTTCCATGTTCCAGTGCGGGTAAATTGCTTTGTCACCCCCGCCTGTGTTGCTAGAACCCTTGTTCTCAGATGCCTGTAGTCGTGCTCGAATGTCTGCTAGTGTTGCCATATTGTGTTGCCTTTCATGTGCGTTAATATGATTAAAAAAATTTAAGACTTGCTTAAATGTTGCCTACAAGGTTATTTTAACACAGCCTGTCTGTGTTTCCTACCATTACGGTAGAGAATTTTGCCTATCTAGTTGTTTACGGAAATGTGTGCCACTACACACACTTCTTTGTTTTATTTATGTTACTTGAGCAAAGCCAGTGATTTTATTCTTGCCAAAGCTGATTCGTAAAAACTGTCTGTGACTGCACCGCGATGGTCCATTGGGTCCTGGCCAGCTTCTCCCATTACAGGAGCAATGCCGCCTGCTACTGTGCCCATTTCCATCATTCCGCCACATTCGGCTAAGCCGTGTTCGGGGCAGAAATTGCCTTCTGTGGTCATGTTGCAATCAGCAGCTTCGCCAACCACAGGCATACCAAACACTTCATCTAGTGGTGTTTCGACGAACGTGGCCATATTGTCTGCTTCGTCGATACCCAGGTAGCCATTCAACTTGTCGCTTACCCAGGTAATTGGATCGCCGGTACGTGCTTTGGCAATACCATATGGCATGTCGCCGCGGTCCGAGTAGTAATCAAACAAGGCTTCATACAGGTCAGAATCCAATTCTTCCCCTGCTTTGAATTGACTAACTTCGTGTTTGAAACGATTCAGGATGTGATCAATTGTTTCGCCAGACTCGTCCAGTATGGATTCAACCACAGGTAATCCTGCATCTTTGCGTATCTTGTTGAGCTGTTCTGCCACAGGAGGTGCTACTGGTGCAGGTTCTGCTGCGGCAACCGGTGCTGCTGCGTCAAGTGCGGGCTCTTGTGCCACGGGCTCAGTTGGTTCTGGAAGATCGATGCCCAGTTCTCTCAATCGTTCCATTACTTCGGTATCATTCCATACATTGGCACGCGGATCACGCTCGGCCAATTCACTCAACCGATCAAACAGTACGTCATCGCCTACAATGTCATACAGCACTTCTGTGGCATTAGTAGCATCTGGCCCTACAATCAGTTCGGTAGTCATGAGCTCTTTGAGCTTGTTCAATTGTTCTGGAGTCTCAGGCAAGTTCCAAGTACCTTCGGACATGTTGTTGATCCAGTTTTCAAAAATCTGTGCTTCTTTCATTGCATTTCCTTGTTGTTGTATTCTGGCCAGTAGTGGCAGTGCTGCCTCAATTCGTGTGTCCAGGGTCTGTTCAATAAACAGTGTTTTGATATCTTCTACTAGCTCTTGTTGTTCGTCAATGGTAGCAGGATGCCAAGTTTCAAAATACGCAGTGTAGCCACGAGGACTAGACAAGCGTTTCATATTTTCACGCAGACTCTTGTAATAGGTCTGTGCTTCTGTAACCAATTCTTTTGTGACGCCTTCTAGCATACGGCTGGCACTGGCACGATTGAATCTATTCAGTGTACCAATTTCGTTTACTATTTCAGCAATGTGTACACCGCGAACATCATACGGATTGCCGCCTTGCCGCACATGCTCTAGCATGGCACGGCCGCCAGCTAAGTTCTTGAAACTTAGTTTAAAGCGTTCATTGTCTGCTGTTTCAATAAACAAACTTTCAACATAACGGAAACGAGCATCTGCTTCGCCCAGAGTGCGATTGTGTTTGATCATCAATCTGGCTTCAGTGGGGTTACCGGTATAGCTGATCTTGCGTGTGCCGTAGTAGCCTTCGAACAAGCCTTCTTGAATAGCAGCAAGTCCTTGCATGGTGTGCTTGAGTTGATTTAGGTCTTTGGCACTGTAGGTCCAGCGATGCATTCTGGCAAACTTGCTGAGATGTTGTTGAAAGTCAAAGAACTCGTCCTTGTCGTCACCTTCCATGGCTCTACCCAGATTGTCACCGTAAAACACTTTCATGTCGTTTTCAGAGTCTAGGATAATGACCATGGTACCGTAGTTTTTGCCGCTGCCGCTTACATAGTCAAACGTAAATGTTTTAGCGTCTTCTGCTTCTGACGGCTGACCTGATCGATCCAGCATTTCTGGGGAGAAATTGCGTGTAACCAATAGGTTGTCTAGCTGTGTTGAAATATTCTGTTCTTGTGCCATGGTAGTGTATTTAGCGTTTCTTGTATGAACCTCGTTTAACCCCACTCATCACGTTTGACAAAGTATCGCCTAATGCTGCCAGTCGGGCGTCTGTTTCTTTTGTTAAACCTTTGTTCCACGCTACCTTTTCTTTCTTAGGTGAGGAGCCTAACAACGATTTACATTTATCATTGTGGAACCTATTTATTATATGCCCAGCAAACACTTGCCCGCAGTGAGCACATTGTTTTGTGGGTTTAGGCACACCTTTATAGTTCCTATGCAGCAGGGTTTGTCGTATTTTTTCTCTTTGCTCGGGACCTAGTGTTTTACCACGGGCTGCTAAATTAGGTTTACCTGTATTAGCAACTGATAGCGCTTTTGAATTCAACTGCTTGATGGTTTCGTACATCCGGGCAGTAACTTTGTATCTAGATTGGTAATCCCTGTGCTGGTTTACTATTTTCCATAAAGCATGGCACATACTACGCTTTGCTGATTTTTCAGTCATCTTTGGTAGCAATAAGTGACATATATAATGTTCCTTTGCTGTGAGCTTTACTAGATTACACCGGTCGTTGCTGCCACCTAAACTTTTAGGCACAATGTGGTGTTTTTCAGAATAGGTGCCCGCCGGCAACTGTCTTGATTGTGCGTTTTTAATAATTTTATTATACCAGATGGTATACTTATTTTGTAAATACATTTGCTGATGCCCTCCACGGCGTTAGAGTAGTTGGATATTATCAGTATCGCGAACTACACCTTTATTTATCACCTCATTATACTGATAAAGGGCATGGGTTCTATCATGTTGTCCGAGTGATCTCTAATATGACTGTCCAGATCTGAATGATATGTTTGCAGCAGCATTAGCATACGAGTTACAAGCAAGCTGGCCATAACAAGATCGTCTGTTTCTCCGGGTTTGGCAGCATAGCTAGACCCGTTTGCCACAAAGTTCTTGAGCTCACTCAACAAGGGTTTGCTGTAAATTTTCATACGCCCAGATTCTATCAGAATTTTTAACTTGCTGCAAGCAGAAATCTTGCTTTTGTTTGTGGTAGTAAAGCCCTTGCGGATCCTGCGCCCGCTGCTGCCTTGCACACTGTTGTCGCTTAGGAAGTAGCCCGGGATGTTTTCTTCACCGTATTCGTTGATGCTGATCAGTGCTGCTTCTCCTAGTGTATTATTTTCTACAGAATAGTACACACTTTTACTGTCCTTGGTTACTGAGTGAATCTCTTTTACAATGTCTGCAAGGATTTTGACCTGCGTGGGCACATCAGTTTTGTTATGGCGCCACTCAGCCACTTGCTCTGTTGTGTCTGCTTCAAACACCTGTATAGCACTGGGGTCACCACCTGTGCCCAAGCTAGGATCTAGAGCAACAATGTACATCTTGTCCTTGCGTATGGGCTTGTACCATCGAACTTGGCCCAGTTTGTGAGTGGGTTCTATGCCTTCTAGTTCTAGTAGCTTGAGTGGAGAGATCAGTGTTTCGTCATTGATAACGAAGTCACAATCCATCTCTCGACGGAATCGTTCATCTCCCAGCTGAGAGCGCTGTTCTTCTGCCCAGGCATCATCACGATCCGGATGCTCACGCCAAAATGCACGAAACGCTTTGAAGCCATTGATGCCAAGACCGTTGGCTCGTTGATTACCAAATTCATCTTCAGTTTTGAGAGCGCCTTTCCAGATGTAGGCAAACTGATCTTCGTCACTGTTGGGAGTACTTGTGATAATAGCTTTACCACCAGTACTAAGTGTTGGCGTGATGGAAGTCCAAAACTCCTTGGCAATTGTGGGCCGCACGAAGGCAAACTCATCCAGATACAGCAGTGTAATACTCATACCACGACCAGTATTTTCAGTAGTGGTTTGTGATACAATACGTGAGCCGTTGTCAAACTCTAGAGATCCTTTGTTGTAACTTGTGGCGCCTGCTCTGATATGGTTAGGGCACAGCTCGTATGCATAACGAATACGCTGCATGATCTCCTGGGCACCTAGATATTTGTGTGCTGCTATCAGAATAGTCGCATCAGGAACAAACATAGCGTACCATAGCAAGTAACCAGCAGCGCTGGTACTTTTACCTGTTTGTCGTGGCATTAGTGATATTGAAAATCTATTGGTATGATAGTTGTTGATCAGTCGTTTCTGATATTCAAAAGGATGATACAGCATCTTGCCCCGGACAGGATGTTGGATGTTAAAGAAGTTGTTCAAGAAATACATAGGGCCGTTGATGGGATCTGCACATTTGGCAAACTCCTCAAGTTCGGTCTCTGTGTATGTTTCTTTTCGATGTGGTGCTTTGACCAGTACTGTGTCGAGAACTTTGCTCATGATCTAGTAGATTCAATGTTTGTTTGATGTTGCAAATACATAACATCAGCTATGTATTTTTGATAAAGTTCTCCGGGGTGCATAAGATCTCTAGCAAGATCAACCTGGCCATATCCAGAATGATTTTCAGTTGCACCCTTGGACGAACATGCAAATAGCGGAATATTATAGTTTGCACATATTTGTTCAATGGCAAACATGGTTTTTTTTGTGTTGTAAATGCCATTGAATGGTTGGGATAACCACTCTTTGGCAAAGCTGTCATGCTGACCTAGACATCCAATTTGTATTATAGGAAATCCGGTGTGAATGTCACAATACTCAAATCTTGATTCAGGTGGTATCAAAAGAAAAATAGATGTTGGCTTCAATCTGTTAATATAGTGTTCCAGAATTCTAAACACAGTGTCAATTGAGGCTCCACCGCTGCCTAAATTCCACACTGTCAAATCCAACATAGAAGATAGTATATGCGGCCAGGTTTGCTCTGTATGCAATCCTGTTCCTTCAGTAAAACTGCATCCCAATGCCAGAGCACATGGCCTGTTATCAAATTCTTTGCATCTGTAGCCATGACTATTGTATGAATATTCGACCACGGAATCGATCCAGCCTAGTTTGTGCAACAAATTATGAGTTGAACTTTTTTGCATATTTTTTTCATAAAGTTCTAAGGTATCAGTCCCGTTCCAATGTATAGTCCGTTCTCTGTGGGCATAATTGTACTGGTATGGAGGGGTGTCGTTGAGGAATAAAGAAGTATTCATAAGGTGTTATGTTTCTTGCTGAAATATATTTTCTACCCAAAGTAAATTAAGTTTTAAATCAGGTGTTATTTGCATAAGTGCTCCAGCTCAGGCCATAACTGAACAAAATTTCCTGTTTGATCTGTGTGATATTGATTTTCAATATCATGAATGTGTTGTTTGAATTTGTGTTCTATGCCAGGTACAGCAGCAGTGATTGCTCGGTACATGGCTAGAGAGTTGTCAAAGAATGTACGTTCAGCCGCAGTTGCTTGTCCAGACATATAAAACTTTTGAATTTCGTCTGCGGCTGCTGCTGCAACTGCTGGACCGTGCAAGAATGGATCCAAGTAATCAGGCTGAAACAAGTTCTGCCACAACACAGTAACACCAGCATCTTGAGCAAATTGCCTAAATTCACAAACGCGAGTGGCATTGTAGATATTGTATACTGCATGTATACCTCCCCAGTGTCCTTGTGTTTGCATTAGATTTTTAATCGTGGCCAGATTCTTTTGTATCAAAGGCCAGCTGGCACCATGTCGCACATACTCAAGACGCAGGCCTATGTTGTCAAAGCTCATGCTCCAGCCCACACGTTTGCGTTGTGCTAGCTTTTGAAATATTTTGTTGTTTTCAAGATCCACACTCATGTTGGTAATCAGTGTAACAATAGCATCTTGAGGTATTACGTCTAACAGTCGATTATTTTCAGGCAGTAGTAATGGCTCACCACCTACTAATGCTACTTCGTGTATGTGCTCTTGATGCTGTTCGATAAAGTCGCACACTTGGTCGTAATAAGGACGTGCTCCTGATTTGAAAGGTATATTTTTTAAGCTGGCCCACTTTGAGCTGCATGTTGGAGCACAGTAGTTACAACTCAAATTACACGTGGTGTTCCAGCGTACATCCACAATCACAGGGTAGTGATATTCTGTGCCAGCAGCAGCATAATCAAAGTTGAGATTTACATTGTTGTGCCAAGCACGTTCTGAATCTGCACCTAATCGTTCAGCTTTGACACAGTTGCTGCAATATTCATGCGGCTGACCCTGTGCTAAATTGGCCCGGATCTCTTTCATGAGATCACCGTTGAGAATTTGCTCAATGCTCAGGCTGTTCAAGTTGCCCAACATATTGGGGTCGCCGGCACAGCAGGTTTTTACATTACCTTGCGGATTGATATGTAGGCCTCGCCAGGGGGCTGCACAGTAGAAATTGCTCATGTAGTATTTACATGCCCAATTTGATTGAAAGATTAATTACACCAGCTTTGTTTTGCTTCGCCGTAGTATTCTCGTGCAAATCCATTTTGTATCAGCATGGCTCGTAGGCTTTGTCCATTCAGCAGTACATCACCCAGCACACGACCACCATACTTGTCCCAGTCAATTAGCGTGACTTGACGTTTGGTAGACGTGGCAATTGCATTCTTGGTAAATGCACTCGCAGCTTCGCCGCGAGCAGCTTCTGACGGGCATGCTGCACGAAATCCTTTTTCTGGAGTATCAACTCCGTACACACGAATGCTGAGTTCTTTTTTGAGTGGGGCGGGCAAAAAGTCTGCCTGAAAAGCCACGGTGTCACCGTCAATTACTCTGGTGATCACAGCGTCATAGGTCACGCCGGGACGCTGTTTGGGTTGTGCTATGGCCAGCACAGGCACTAGGAGCAAAAGTGTTAGGAGTTTTTTCATAATGTTTTTTGGGTTAGCTTGTGAGTTCTTCCCAGCCAAATTTCCAAAGCAAGTCAGCGTTGGCGGCTGTATAGGCCACTGCTAGAGTCAGCGTGCTGGTTGTTCCTGCCGCTGTTCTCCATAATTGAAGTCGTTTCTTGATATCATCACTAATCTCTACTTCGTCTCGGCTGCTGGTCAGTCCAGAATAGACCACGGTGCCATCGGTAATAACATTGCTGTGTATGGCTGTTTGTACAACTGATCCAGCCACATTGCTAAAACTAGTGGTAAAGGTGGCATTTTCAATCAGTTGGAATTGGCCGTATCTAACATCAATTAATAACAAATCTACTTGTGCAGGCACAACCACTGCATCGGGATACGCAGGATTTAATCTTATACTGCATAATGCCGTTACTGTGTTTGCACTTGAGACTCTTGTAACGGTTGTAGCATTTGTAACATATTTAACTGTAGTGTTTGGTGTATAGCCACCTTCACTGATTACCGTGGAGCAAATCTGTTTCATGGTGCTGGCCCCCGAAGTGGCACCAGTGTTGGTTATTTCATATCGAGGATTCAAGGTAGCAGTGGTCATGTACACTGTGGTGTTGCCTGGCTGATTAGCATGCTGGAATGTATGACACACAATGAATTCGCCGTTGATCACAAATCCTGTTCGCACATTGCCCACGCCTAACCATTCAACATCACACCAAAAAATCTGTGTGAGAGTAGGATCTAGTACCGTGCCCGACAATAGAGTGTTGCCGTTCCAGGAGGCCTGAGGAATTCGTTCTTCAACTATGCTGCCTGTGGTGCTGCTGCGAATCACAAGATTTAGAGTGGTGCCCACTGCTTCAAAATATATGCCGTTGTCTGCTGTGAAGTAGCCCACACGCTGTGTTAAATTTGCCTTGAGTGTGGCCATGGCAAAGGTGTTCATGATCAGCAGACTCTTGCCAGGTTGATAAGCCTGAACTGTTTTGCTTTGTCTAATCACACTGCTTCCGCTGGCAGCAGATACATTTAGATTGAACGAACTTTCATTGGCCACATACACCACATTGCCGCCTGTGGCTGTGATGTTGCTGAACTGATCACCGTCTATGTAACGATTTTGACTGTCAAACAAGGTAACAGGATTGCTCACACGCAGTCTGCCAAACGCATCAAGATTGGTACCTGTAATTGTAGTAGCAACATTGCCACCAGTGATTGTGGCATTTACGTTACCGTCTACAGTGATACTTCCGCCGCCGTCAACTACTGTGACATTGGCTGTGATGCCTGCTATGTTTCCTGTAATGCCCACATTGCCTGCTGTAATAGACACATTGGCGTTACCAGTAACTACCCAAGGATTTGTGCCTTGGAACACTGTGACGTTGCCTGATTGAACAGTTACTGGCAGTGAGTTGCCACTGATGTTAACATTGCCTAAACTGCCAATGCCCACATTTCCCACTGATACATTACCAACAAGCACAGCGTTGGTACGAACAAACACATTGCCTGTTGTTTCATCCAGCTCCAGGGCCTGATTGATGTTGCGTAGATACCAGGGTGCTACTTGGGTTGGGTCAGGGATAGCCATTATCTTGGATATCCTTTAAATGCTTTAATTGGGCTTTGTGTAGTTACAAAGCTGGGTTCGGTGCTGTCTGGTGTTGAAACCAGTTTTTTTCCACCTGGTGTATCGGTCATGCGTAGTGCAGCGTCTATTAGCTCGCCAATGCCCGAGTTCATGCCTGCCACCACTGCATGCTCACCAAACGCAGTTTTGGCTGTCCATTCAGGCATATGTGGGTTCACATCATCTTTGCGATACTCACTTCGAGCACGAGCAATAGCCACTCCCATACGATAGGTCTTGTACGGATCTGCTGAACTTAGACCTGGCAAAGTATAAGTGTAACGCAGGGGCTCTTTGGTTTCATCGGGCAGTTCGCGTTGCTCACTAAGAAATTCTTGAGCTCTCATCGAGGGTATCCTCTGAATGATTGCATGGGGCTAGTGGTGTTCACAGCAGGATGTTCTGTAGATTTTAAATCACCGTGGTTCAAGTCTTCGTGATGACTGCCCACAGCTTGATATGCTTTTGTCAGCATGTCTTGTTCTTGTTGAGTGTATGGCACAGCAACGTTGTTACGGCCTGCCCATGATTCGCCATCAACATCAGGAACAAAAGTGCCATCAGTTGATGCCACAGCCATCATGATTCTGTTGAGTTCATACACACGGTCAGCAAACTTCTGATCACGAAACTTGTTTAGGCCCACTGTGGCGTTTTGATTACGTTTGCTAATCTTGCCAATATGGGCTTCTGCGATGAACTCATTAGCTCGCACAGTTACTGCCCGGCAGAGTTGTACACGCCTTCAGTGGCGGAGCTTGCTGTTCCAAGTTCTAGTGCTGTCCAGTTTGCACCTGTAATAGTAACCCTGTTGCCAGTACCAGAATATGTTTCGTACACTGTGTTGGCAGGAATATTGATAGGAACAGAATATAGATTACCAGCAGCGGTTGCTGTGCCTAGAGCCACAACATACACTTGGCATGTCACTGCTGTATTGCCTGTGGAGATTTGCAATTTGTCTGTGGACACAGTTGCGTTTGAAAGACTTGTATGAACGGTAGCCATTATTTTTTGTCCGCAGGTTGACTAACAACCGGTTGATACAAGCTAGCAGTTTGATACATAACACCAGGAATTTCTACTGGTGTTTGTTTTACTGTTGCTGGAGTAAATGCTGGAGGAACAAATCCACTGGCTTCATTACGTGCATGTTGGGCTTGAATTTCTGTATATGGTTTCATCATGATGATTATCCTTTGTAGGTTTTCCATAGATTTGCAGTCATTGCAAAAATGCTTTCGTCAATGTCTTTTTTCTTAACAGCATTGGTTCCAGGAATTTTATCGCCAACTTTGACATTGTCGTCTTCAAGGCCTTTGGTGAACTTGTTGCCTTCTTGAGTTTTTTCTTCTTCAACTGCTTTTTTCTTGACACCAGCCATTTCCATCATTCTAGCAAGAGAATCTTCGTCAGTGGATTCACGGTTGTATTCGTCCCAGATATTATCGGTATCTGGAGTGTAGGCCGCAACTTCTCTGGCTTCGTCCTTGGTCTTGTGTTTTACCGTCATTAAGTATTCTATTTTGTCTGCAAGCTCGTCATAATCAGAACCTTCGTGTGTGTACTGACGTTCTTCTTGACTGGCCAATACAGGCACTGTGCTTTGTCCTGTTGACTTGGGCTTGTTCAATCCGCCACTGTATTGAAACGCATCATTGCTGGTTTCTGTGTTGGTAGGATAGTCTGGTTGATTCATAGACACTTCGTGCATTTGTTGTTCACCGCACGAACAGTCAGGTGTTCCACAACTGCAAGCTGGTTTGTATCCATCACCACCGTAGCCTTCATCGCCTCCGCCAAGTCCTGCACTCTTTAACAGTTGACTCAGTTTCATTGCATCGTCATCTGTTGCTGTGACTGTGAGACTGCGAGTTGGACCACCGTGCTCGTCGTTGTTCATGCTCATGTTAATGCTCATGCTTTCGGCAATCATTTTTTCAAGATCACGATTGATAGAATCATAAATTCCGCCGCCAAACTTGAAGCCACCCGAGCTCTTGGCGGGTTTGTTGTCAGAAGTTTCTTCTACAGATTCTTCTTTTTTGTCTTTGGCTTCAGGCTTTTTCTTTTCTGGCAGACCTTTATGCTTGGTTGCAGCAAAGTCTTTGGCTGCTTTTTTAGGCATTTCTTTGGCTACTTTGGCAACTGCTCCACTGGCAGGCTTTTCGCCTTTTTGTGCAGCATGAACCATGCCCATGAATTTTTGTTGCTTCTTGCTAGTTGCTTTTTCGTCTATTTCTTCTTCACTAACTTGTGCATTGCCGGGCTGTTGATTTTTAATCAAGGTCATTGCTGCATACAGCACAGATTCTAAACGGCTAGCAAACCCTTGTGGGAATTCGCCCCCACGTTGTGCTTGCTTTGCTACTGCACGAATATCAGCAAGTTCATCGTAAATTTGTTGTGTTTGGCCTTGATCAGCACCTTCTTTGACCTTGCGGCCATCTTTGTGCTTGGTGGCTTTGCTAGTCACACGCTCAGGTGCCTTAGCAGGACCCTTTGGACGTCCACGACCACGCGGAGCATCGCTGCTGCTCTGGCCATCATCAGCACCAACGCTGATACCAGCACTGTCAACACGACGAGTAACTCTACGACCGCCAGGAATTTCTTCCACATCGTGCTTGGAACCGTGTGTGACTGTGCCTACTTTAGGAGTTTCTGCACGGGGACGCTTGTGTGCTGTAAATGCATTTTCTTTGTTAGTTTCATAAACTGTGTCAACATCAGGTCTAGCACCCAGGTAAACAAAACGATCTGTGTGATTCCAATCTTGAAACGCTGCTTTTGCTTCTGCTGCGCTGGTAGCTTTGACTTGAGTGCTGTGCGACTTGCCCGGCTTGCTAGGATCTTTGTAAGCAACTGTGTAGGTAGTAGCACCTTGCGTTTCGTCCATTTTAGAATTACGCCCACGGCCGCCACCGATAGCTTTTTTCATTGCATCAGCAGCAACGTCACCCAGCATTTCGTCCACTTCTTTTTTGGCTCCGGCTATCTTGTCGGCAAAGGTAATTTTATCTTTGGGTGGTGCTAGTTTGGCAAACGATTTTTGTTTGGCAGACATTGGAGCACCAGCCGCCGTTTCACCATAGGCTTGTTGAACTGGTTTTCCTCTTTTTTGTAGTGTTTGGATTAAACGCGAATTCATAGCCTGAGCGCGGCCCATACCCCTAATGGCAGCATGGCTTGCTGTTACGGAACCGACACCTGTTGGCCTATATAGATTTAGCTCGTCGTTCCATGCTTTGTGTTCTTCAGGTGATGCATCATCACCGTAATGATCATATTGGTTAGATGGATTCCAAGCATAAACCTCGTCTAGACTCTCATCATATCCCATTGCATCATCGCGGGCACCGACCTGGCGCATGACTTCATCTCGATTGGCCTTGCCCTGAGCACCGTGAACATTATCTGCCCGACGAGCAGCCCGCGCAGCATACTGGGCCTTTGTTGGTTTGCCAGTGAGGCGATCTACTATGGCGCTGCCTGCTGCGCGAGCCATGTCGCCCAACCCTTCGTCTACTTCTTCTTTGGCCATTGGTGGGGGACGACGGTTGTCGCTAGAACTTTGTTTTAATTGTTTTAGTAATTCTTCATCGCCGGGTGCAAGTACATCGGCAACTTTTTTAATGCCAGAACCAATCTTGCCCATAATACCTTGCTTGGGAGGACGCCCCATATCAGGATTCAAATCCATGGCATGTTGAGTATGTGTACCTTCGTTAAGTTGACCGTGTGTGGTACTTGGTGTAGCACGAATGCTATCTAGCTTTTTGTTTAGATCGTAAAAAAATGACATAGTGAATTATCCTCTTGGGTTTGCGCCAGTGGCTGGCTTGGGCTGACGCTTGATCTTGCTCATTGGACTATTAACACCCATGGGCAATTCATTTGTGGTTTTGGCAGGTGGAGTTTTTGCTCCTGCAATGGTAAAGTTGCTTTTATAAGCATTTTTCAACACAGCATGATCGTAAGGACCAGTAGCATAGTCTTTCTTAAGAGCACGTTGTGTTGCATCGTCAGCTGGGTATGTTGGATCGTCTAACAAATCTTTGTTTTGACTTTCAATCTTGTCAGCTTCAATGTCCATGCTTTCTTCATAAGGAGTAGTGCTCATTATAATACGATTAGGGTCCATGCCCAGCAACTGTGCCAACTGCTTAACTTGTGGTTCGATAGCAGGGTATTTGAACTCTGCGTCCACAATGGTCATGCTTTGATTGGGGAAAGCAGGAAAGTCTGGAATTTCTTTACGAACTGGACTTGTCTTGGGTTTTGACATTTTGACAACGTCAAACTGTGCCAGTTTATCTTCAAGTTCTTTGAAGAATTCTGATGGGACATCTCCTGCTATCTTGATGCGATAGTTGTAGGTTCGTTCACTTTCAGCTAGGTATTTTGCAAATGGTTTCATATCGGTATCCTATGCTCTATTTATTCTTTTTGACTGTTTTGATCTTTACGACCCACAATTCTTTCCAGCAAATCATTGCGACTCAGCACAACACCTTGTGCTGTTTGCACTGTGCCATCGTTGCTGTCATCTTCTGGTTTGGCTGTTTGATCTAGTCGCATCTTTTTTAGTTGCAGGTCGATCATCCGGAGTTTTTTGTCCAGTTTGGCTGTTTTTGCTGTGATAGCATGCCCCAACATGTTTGATGCCACGCTAAAAATTTCTGCTGCAAATCTTGAATCCACTTGCATACCTAATGTAGTCAAATCGTTATATCCGTCAACTGCTAACTTAGACAACTTGTCAAATTCTTCGTCTGCTAACTCTAATCCCCTAACTTGCGGAAGGGCTGCTTCTACTTTGTCTATTGTTGCATCTAACTCTGCTAGTGCAACACGATTTTCTGCTAGTTTAGGAATTGCTGTGTCAATTTCATCTGTAGTAGGCGGTAAGTCAAACAGTTCTTCTAATTTTCTGGTCATGCCATATTTATGGACTTACGAACGACCGTTTGTAAACATGTCGTCTTCAGTTATTACGCGAAAAGTCATGCCATTTCGCTTGGCCCATATGGTAGCCGAATGCCATTTGGCATAGTTGACTGCAACAACCGCACGTTCGCGGCTGCTCATTTTTGATTCAATAACGCTTTGCTTTTTGGGTTTGATTTCAATTAGCTCTGCTTTCATTGTGTTGTTTCTTGTGCGGTAGGTGATTAGAAAGTCTGGAATATACTGTGTCATCTTGCCGGTCAGCGGGTGTTTGTAAGGGATAGCAATTGACTCGCTGGCCCACTGCAAGATGTGGTCGTTGGTGTCGCAAAATCGCATAAAGCTAAGTTCCCAGCCCGACCGATATCGTGGCGTACCTTTGCCTGCGTACTTGGCTCGGTTGATGATGTCGTAGTTGCCCTGGGCCCAGTGCGTCATTCTAGCACTGCCCTAGCTGGATAAAAGTTGGGCTGCACTGCAACTCCCACACCCAGCAAAGTAGCACGATTGCGTATCAAGTTAAGATAGTAAGCCAGCTGCACATTGAGATTAACACCTGATGTACCTTCAAACTCTGACAGCAAGGTTAGTGCAGGGATACCAGTTTCTTGGGCCACTCTGAACAAACTTATGGCAAAGTTTCCTGCTGCTCGCTTGGTGGTCATTTGTTTTTGAAAATAACTAAACACCACATCGTATTCAGCAGCAGGAGCATTTATGTCAAATGCATAAAAAGAATCAAACACCCTAACTGTTTGACCCAGTCTTGGATTTACCGCGTTGACTGTGCTCATTATGGAGTACCCGAGCCGTTGGCCTTGGCTGCTGCTGCGGCTGCTGTCGTTTGCCGTGCTTGCTGTGCTGTTGGGAATATCCAACCATCAGCTTTGTTGGCCACTGCTCGAGTGGCAGCAGGCAATGAACCTAGCAATACTTGTTTGCCCAGTGCAGTGGCTTCGCTTACTGCCAGCGTCTTGAGCCCACCAAATTGCTTGTTGGTGTTGTAGAATGTACCAGCTTTTTGTGCTGCACCAATTAGACCCAGCACTGATCCTTTTTCCAAGTCCTCGCTGATGCCACCCACCACATCCAACAAGCCGCCTTGTCCAAAGATGCTGTTGGTGCTGCCTGGTCGAGCAATAGGACTACGAGTAGTATCGTAGTGTTCGGGCTTGCCAAATCCCACAGCAGTTTTGTTAGGTGCGCCAGTAAAGTACTTGATACTTTCGTAGGCCACAGTCATGGTATTTTGCATGATGCCATTGCTGGCACTGTAGTCATACTGATCATGTGCCCAGTTGGTGATGATGGGATTGATCATCACATATTCAGCATACTTGTGATTGGTGTCAAAGCCGTAAATGCGGATGTCACGAAAGAACGCAGGCTTGCCGCCTGACGAAGTTGTGGTGTTAGTGCCGTCGTTGACCGTTTCGCCTACGTAGCCCCAATCGTTGACTTGTCGATTGTCTGAATAGATATCTCGTTCCCAGCCGCCAAATCCATTTTGTTTGTTTTGACTTGCGCCCAAGCTGCCGTTGCTGTTGGCGTCATTGCCGTACTTCTGACTGGCATCTTTGTAGTAGTAGCTGTAGTAGTTGTACCACATGTTGCGAACAGTATCGCTACCATCGTCATGAAAAGTCAAACTAATTGGATCATAGTTGATCTTGGTCTGAACCAGTCGTTTGCGATTGTACTGATTCATGTACTCATGATTCACAGTGAACTTGGGAAGGTCAGCAGTTTTGACCACGTAGCTTAGATTATTCAGTGCATCAATGTCCATGGCACCTTTGAGTGCAGGAATTTGCTGATAGTTCACTGTAAAGCTCACGTGAAAAAGGAACTTGAACCGAGGTTTAAGTTCGTATGCATTTGTGCGAAAGACCTTGCTTGCGTGAGTGTAATCACGCAAGCTGTCGGTGCCAAAAAAACCCTTAGCGAAGTCTTGGCCGAAACTGCCCATGGAGTTTTACGCTCCGGCGCCAGTTACCACATCGCCAAGAGTTCTACCAATCAGTGTACCAACGCCTTCGCCTTCGCCTTGATTGGCGTTGTCATAAGTGATAGTCATGTTAATTGTTACTGGAGCACTTTCACCATAGTTAAGAGCACCGTAATCTGCATTTTTAATGTAGCAACCATACAGATTCCAAGTTTCAAGAACCACCGGAGTACTGGCGCCGTTGCCGCCGTCGAGTATTTCTACCACGGTAGTAAACTTGTAGTCAATACCAGACGCTGCACTAGCCATCTCTAAAAAGTCCATTTGCTTCTGCAACTGTTCGCCAATCAACTTGCTCACAGAACCGCCTGCGTCGTCTCGTACTTCGCACGTGACGTCGGGCCACGAATGTTTGCCGGCCAATTTTAATGTTGAGTTGTAGATTGGCAATGAAATTTCTTCAAATGTTGGATTTGGACGCGAAAAACTCATAACCTGCTTGGTCAATTCGGTGGTGGGTTTTGACACACCAAAGTTTTCAAACATCACTCTAAAGCGATATTTGAGTTTGGGCATCAACAGGCCCTGGGTTGAAGAGCTTTGATCGCTCGCCAAAGGTACTGTCATGCGCTGTAATGATGAAACTGCCATTTGTTATCTCCTATGTGTTTATTTACCTGAATCAGGTGGGTGAAAAATCACCCACCTTTTCCTTGATTAACCAGCAGCAATCTCGCCAGTGTTCTTGATACGCAATGGGATGTAGATAAATTCTACAGCCTTCACTGGTTCAATTGCAATGTCAACCCACAATTCGTTGCGGTCAATACGTGCTGGAGTGTTGTTGCTCAAGTCACAAACAACCAGGTAGTCATAAATTGCTCGTTTAGCAATTAGATCAATCATCAAGCTGTTGCACAAGTTGGTGATTTCGTTACGTGTGATTTCATCGTTGGGTTCAAACAAGAACAGTTTACCAATTTCTTCAAGTCGTCCACGCAGGAATGCAACCAGGCGAGCAACGTTGATACGATCCAGTGCTGTGGTTGTGGTAGTTGTGGTCTTGTTACCAAAGTTGGTGATACCAATGCCTGGGATGAACGTGATCGGATTGATGTTGCGTTCATACAAGATGTCGCGAACACTTTGACTCACACCAATCTGTTGGAACTCACCAGTGGCACTTTCAATATAACCAATTGCGCTGGCATTGTCCACAACACCTCGGCGTGTTCCAGCTGGCGCCAACCAAGGGTAGCTCACAGCATCACTGCGTAGAATTGTACGTACCATCATGTGGCTTGGCGGAGCAACAACTATGTTGCCACCCAAGTCTGTAGTTTGGCAGCTGGGGTAGAATGCGCCAGCATAGTTGCTGGTTGCACTGTTGCCATCTTCAGTTGGCAAACCTTCGCCGTTGTTGTTGGTTGCCCAAGTCACAAGTTCAGTGCCAGTTACGCCAAGTCGCATTGGAGTATCTGCTACCACAAACAGGGTGTTGTTGCGCTCATTGCTGAGTGCAATCATGTTTGGTGTCAACTCAGGGTACGCAGGTGATGCAATAATGTTGAACTGGTTTTGTTCTTCACGTGCGGCAGTACTAGTATCAATACCCGACTTCATTGCAGCTACAACCATCTTGCGTTGTGCTTGACGTCCAGAGTACATTGCTCCGTCTGCTTTGTTTCCACTGGCAGTTAGCCAGGTATTGGTCACAGCAGGCAAAGTGTCATCAGGGAATGTTGTGCTGTTAAAGTAATTGACCTGGAAACTCTTGACATTGTATCCCGAACGGCGTGTGTTAAACAACAACATACCTTGTGGATAAAGTGCAGGATCTGGTGCATCTAAGTCTAGATAATTGCTATCTAACAAACTAGCAATTGTCGGGATTGGATCAGCAATTGGATCTGTGGTACCGTTGGGTGCCCAACGAGCATCTGCAAATAGCACACCGTTTTCAGTCACCTGATCAGTGGTGTCAATTGCCACCCACTGATCAACACCACTAACTGGCTGCCAGCGATACATCACAGGATAATTTTCTAGATCACTGGAATCAATCCACAAATCACCGTACTCAAGCGGGCTAAGACTTGCGTCATTTTGTGTGGTTGGTTCAGATGCTGCAATAATTGGACCTGATGCATTGGTCAGTGACAGATCAAATCCGCGGACATCGTTGTTAACGTTCTGATATCCAAACCAGGAACCATTGTTTTGAATCATGATGTCCACATCACTTACTGTGCTGTAGAACCATAAACGGCCATCGGCCGGATCTTGATCAGGAGCTGTGTCACTGGCAGTGTATGTAAACAGATCAGTAGTGACCCAGTTACTTAATGTTAATCTCAAAGGATCAGTGGGATTGGGCCGACACAAAGGAGTAGAAGTTGTAAACCCAGCAGTAGTAACTGGGGTGCCAGTGTTATTAATCAAATTAATACGGCCACCAAGGCTGTGTGTAATCACTATATTACCAGCTGAGTTAACACTAGCTGACACAAAAGGTACATTAGCAGCACTAACTGCTGCAATAAAATCAGCTACAGTGCCTGTTCCTGCTATAGTTGCTATAGCTAGATTGTTATTACTAGCATTTGCATTAGTGGCTTCAATTGTAAATTGATTGCCAACAATAAATGCGTTGCCAACAGGTGATGTGGTGCCAGTAACTACTAATTGTCCAATGGTATATCTTTCAAGAATTTCAAAAGATCCTACAGACAAAGGTGCGTATAGATAATAACTAGAATCATACTGCACAAAAGTTGTACCTGCTGGAATATTTTTTCCGCCGCCGCTAGGGTCAAGAGCAGCTATAGCCGCACGATCAGACGAGTAAGCCGGGACTGCTTGAGATACAAAGGTGTCAAGGGCAGCGTTATATTTTTTAAGTGAAATGCTTAATCCATTGTTTGCAATGCTAACATTGTTCCACACACTGCCAGTTGGGCGAGGTGTAGTATCTGTAGTTCTCCAACGTGGACTCTGGTAGCTATAACCTGGAAAATATACTGGAGCAAGATAATTATTGGCAGTAATACCCAGAGCCAGCAGTAATGTTGAACCCGAATTGGGCCCAGCTTCGATATCTATAACACCTGCAGTTTCGCTGGAGTTATCATTGCCGGCGGTTTCGTCAGCATACATCACCAACTTACCAGAAACTGCTGCGGCTGTGACACCTGCGATTGTTGCGTTGTTGATAGCAGTAGCAAAACCTGCCACAGTAAGTGCAGTCCCGCCAGCACCAACTGTGACTAAACTACCATTGATATACATGTTGTAACCATTGGTTAAACTAGATGGTGCGTCAGTGCCACTAACTGTTGGCCAATTAGTCTGCCAAGCTTCAGAACCTAGCAATTGCCAAGAGTTATTGTCTATTTTGTAGTAGACAGGCAGCAAAGTACTTAATGTGACTACTGCATAGTCGCCAATGCTGCCAATGCTGGCCAAAGGAGTATAATCACCGCCTGCTGCATCCTCAACTTCGGCAGTGCTTGACACTGTGATAGGCACTTGATTGGTAAATGTTGCAGTGGTCTGATTCCATTCAAAAATTCCCCAGGTACTATTGGTAGTATCTAACCAGTATGTGCCATTGGCTGCAGAACCAACTGGACGAGACAGCGTAGCTGTAAGCTCAGTAAGGTCAATGTCCACACGTTGAACATATGCACGATTGGTAACGCCCAGGGCTGAGTAAGCAGCAAGCAAGCCGTATTCGTTGAGTTCATAGCCATTGATAGGAGTACCAGTGGTTGTGTTGTAGAAGAATGGCACACCAAATGTAGCTGCCAAATCACGTTGACTAGTGATCAAATAAGTTTTGTTAGCGTTTGCAGCAGTAGTGCCAGCGGCCACAGTGATACCATCACTGGATACTTTGTTCTGTGCAGTTGCCACTACAAAGTAGGGAACTGTGTTAACTGCTGAGGGGATGTATTGACTTTCGTCAATTACTGTTACTTCTACGCCGGGAGAGATTAGAGCCATCTTGTGGTTTCCTTTTCAAGTTGTAGATATTTATAGGTATATTCAAAAAAGGTGGTTCTACACTGCCCTTTGCCAAAGGTCCTGGGTAAATACTGTATGAAAAGACCATTATGTCAGGCTTGCCAGCAACGGTTGTGTGCTGTAAACTATCACAAAGATAATGTGCCTCATTATCGCAGTCGCTGCGAGACTTGCCAACGAAAGAACAAGGGACTAAAGCCAAGAGAACCCAGCTGGCAAACAGCTGGGTATCGAAAGAAGATGACTTGTGATCGTTGCGGGTTTAGAGCCCGATATTCAGCACAGATGTTGGTGTATCACGTTGACGGCAACCTCAACAATGTTGAGGCTAAAAATCTCAAGAGTGTGTGCCGAAACTGCGAAGTCGATTTGTCAAAGTCTGATTCTGTGTGGCGGCTCGGTGATCTGCAACCAGACGTGTGATTAGTTCAACAGTGTTTCGTTGCAGATCTGCCAGGGTGCCGTTGTTGTCAATCACATAGTCTGACATCCAAGGCTCCAGAGTCATGCTGGATTTGTCTTCCTGGGGCAAGTGATCACTGCGATCAACCCAGATAGCATAGTCAAATACACCAGTATTACGCATAGCATGAAATTCAGCTTTGTTTCGTAGTCCACAGTAGATTTTGTTTTCAGCAAAGATTTCCCGACCCAGTCTAGCATAATCGTCCTTGCAGTAGGCATGAATCATGTCATACCATTCTGATCTGTGATTGTGGCGATCCAAAAAACATTGCTCATAAGTGGTGTATCCGTACTTGTCTTTGAGCTCTGCATAGATGAACTTTTCAGCACAAAAGTCTGAACTGGACCGAAAAGAGTATTCGAATGTATCACGCAAGATATCACACACAGTATCTTTGCCGTGTCGAGCATTGCCAATAATCAGTAATTTAGGTAGTGTTTTCATTTGATAGTTTCCTCAAACCATGTTTTACAAGCGGGCCAGTCTCGGTAAACGTGTGCCAGGCCGCCCGCTGCCTGCCATTCTGCACAGTTGCTTGTACGATCATCAATCAAGATATCAGTGGGGTTTTTGCAGTGTCGCCACTTGTCAAAAGAGAATGGACCAATAGTAACTGGAATGTCCCGAAAGTGTTCTTGTGCCCAGAAAACTTTGTCGCTTACTGCAAACGGCATTGAATAATCATGCGGCAGGGCTGTTAAAAATCTCAATGTACCATCAGTTTGCTGCGTAAGATCACGGCAGTAATTGACCAATTCGACTGCACCTGATTTCAAGGGTAATGAACGATAAAAATGCGAATCAGCTTTGAGTCTATCCCAGTCAGCTGGTGGAATACGTTCATCTGTGAGATGATCCCATCGCATCTTTAAGAAATCCTGTGCGTGTGCTCGCCAATCGGCTACTACATCATCCATGTCAAGATAAATGTTCATTTGAGTTCTGTAATGTTTAGATGTTGAAGTGTTTGTTGCAGCATATCAATTTGCCGCTTGCAATCTTCTAGGGCGTGGTGACTAGTAGAAGGCTTTGGTAAGCCTGGCCACAAACTGTACACTGTACGGGCATCGCGCACCACATAAAATTGCCAAGGTAGCGGCTTACCAAAGCTCTTGTACGCATGCTCAATGATGTTCATGTCATAAGTGGGACCATTAGCCCATATTAGTTTGCTTTGCCAAATAAATTTAGCCAGCTCATCTAATGCTTGATCTAGTGGAATACGATCGTCTTCGCCAAACGCTTCTTCCCTGGCAGCATCAGGTTGGCTTGCCCACCAGTCAATGGTGTCTTGCTGGATGCTGCGATTCTCTTGGCTCTCTAATGTGATACGAGCATAGTAATGCCGATCGTGATAACCTGTGCCCAAAGGATCAAAACTTTGTGCAGCAATAGTTAGAATGGTTGTGTCAGGACCGGTACCCAGTCCTTCGATGTCTATCATTAAATCGGCCATACTGCAAGTATAGCACAATTACTGGGTCATGTCAATGCTCATGTGTTCTTTAAACCATTCGATCATGGCATTTCTGGTAGGATGATATTGATCAGACTCTAGCCGATCTTGATGTTTGGCCCATTCATATGGGTTGCTGTTCATGTTGAATTTAGACCAGTCCACTAAATTATTCAGAGAAGAAGTGCGATCTAGTTTGCCATGTGCATGTTCTTCCCGGCACCCAATATCACCGTGCTCGGTGTTGTATATAAATGCCATCTGATAGGAAATTCCCCGAGCAACAAGTAGACTTTGTAGGTTAACAATGCTCATCAAGGTAAGTTCGCTTAGATACTGACTGTTGGGTTCTGAACCCAGATACTGTGCTCGCATAAAGATCTGTACTGGATCTGGCACTGCACCAAACACTCCTGTACCTAGAAAGCCGCCTGAATGATACCAAGCCATGTTGCCAATGTTGCAGCTGGCCACCCAATCGCCATCAGGGTTGTTATGTTGTGTACGCTGTAGTTCTTCGCTGACCGGAAAGTCAACTCGATTAATACCAGACCATAACACTACCACATGGTCATAGTGTTGTTGCGATAACTGATGCATTGCTCTGGCAGCAATTGCTTGATTGCCAGTGCCCGGGCTAGCTAGCACATGGTACTTTGCAGCGTTTATTCCCATGTCGCCGTTATATCGAGCTTGCAGCCTGGACATAAAGCTGCAACCAATCATCAGTGTTTGACCGTTAGCCAATTACAAAAGTCAATGGTTGTGAACCATCTACATACAGTTTGAGTTGTTCCAGTAGTGCATCCATCTGTGTTTGTGCTTCGCTTTTCATAGCTGCACCGTTTAGGCTACCGCCACCTTGTGGGCCGGCAATGGTGCTGAACTTTTCACGAGCTTCTCCGATGATCATTTTAGAAACAGCAACCATATAGTCACGGATCCATTGTCCAGTTTGGTGATCGGTCAACAACTGAATCTCAGGCTTGAGTTGATATGCCCAAAGCAGCACATTTTCCCCGGTGCCTTTTGGATCCCGTATCAACTGCAACTTCTTGGTCACAGGATTCCAGGTGTAGTTCATAAAGCCACCAAACATTTTAGCAGCTAGTTCCACATACTGGCTGTAAAAGTCATAGGTAGCAAGACCGCCGGCCACGTTAAAGTTCATGAGATAAACGTTGATACTGGCCTGTGCAAATGGATCAAAATTACTGGCAAACGGTCCTGTAGAATCGCCAAATGTTCTACGAAAAATTTGGCGCACGGCGGTAACTTCTTGGGGCAATGTATAGATATTAACGTCCCGAATCAGTTCCATAAAGATGTAGGCTTCTTCGTAAGCTGCGTTACTACGCTGTCGGAATGTGCCAATGGTCTTTTGATACGCAGCTTCAAAGTGTGCAGGGTCTAATTCAAGATCAATGATCTGATTGCCCAGCAATAAGCCCACGTAATCAATAAGATCTTGCTTGAGCTGGGGTAATGTATTTTCGGCCATATAAGGAACTCCGTTCCTTATATTTAGCTCACCAGGTCTTGAGCACCATCAAGTTATCAGTGCCGCGTCCATTGAACCCTGTTTCAGTAGTGCTCAAGTCTTTGAAGATTTTACGAGCAGCCGGTTTACCAGCGGCCTGCATGGCCTTGATTACTTCGGCGGGTTTTCGCACAGTCTTTTGCATGCTCTCAGACACACTGAACCCAATTATGGAATTGCTTTTTACAGTAAACGACCCTGCATGCGAGTCTGCCACAATGTGAATCAGCTTGCGCTTTTTGGTGTCATACAGCCAGGCTTCTGTTTTTTCCACCAGGCTTGCAGCAGGCAATCCTTTGAGTTTGAGGTCTGCAAACTCCAGCACAACTTTGAATTTGACGGCACGTTTCTCTGGAGACACTGTTTTGACTGCACGTGGTTTACGCTCGACCTTTTTAATCTGCACGTATGCACCGCAGTCATTGACCACAGTTTCACAAAACTTTAGCACATTACGCATTTGGATCTTGCTGAGATAACCGTAGCCTTCAACCAGTTGTGCGTCTTTGCCTTTGATTACTTCTTCAAATTCAGTTTGTTTGCGTTTCCAGATATCAGCCAAGGTGCTCACCATTTGTGGTGCCACATTCATGCCACGGATTAGCACAATTGGCTTGTAGTCTGCACTCATCTTGGCACCAGCCATGACAAACTCGTCAAACAAGCCATCTAGTTCGCCGGCACATTCGCTTACTTTTTCACGCAGTCGGTCCTGGATGGTCAGTCGTGCTGTCGCAGGTTCTGCAGATTCAGCTACAGCTTCTTGCTGCTTGACTGCAACCAATTCTGCCAGCATGTTATCCAGTTTAATTTGTTCGTGGTCAGACAGTTCCAAGCCCACCATACTCATTCGGCACAGCCAGCCAGCAGTCAATCGAATGTCCGAGTCCAACACACCTTTAAGTGCCCTGACATCTGCTTTACGCCCATGCAGTTCCAGATAATTCACAATCATGTCACGAGCATCTTTTTTGCCGTAAAAGTAATTGTACCAGCTGAATGCAGCAGTCATCTGGCTGATGCGATTGCTAACTGGTTGTTCACGCCACGTGGGCTCTACACCCATAACATTGGTGTCAGCACTACGGGGATTGAGCGGTTTAACGGGTTTGTTTACTACAGCAGTTTTCAAGGTGGCTCCTTTAAGCATATCAGTAATTATAGCAGATTACCCAATTTTGGTCAAGTCAGTAGAAAGTACTACCAAAGTAGCATCTGCGGCGTTGCGAAACGTGATCCAGTACGGACGGTACCCGGCAACCCGACCATGTCCAAAGTAACTGTACCATGAATCATGACGCAAGCTGCTAACGCCCAATTTCTTCCTGGTTGCTGCTTCGTATGGCACAGATTCGGTGTAGCTAGAAAATCTCAGGCCCACAGTGTGTCCGTGTTCTTTGAATTGGCGAAATCTGCGGTTCAGTTTAACTACTTTCATACAGCTATTGTAGCACTTGTCGATTTATCGGTCAACCTGCCCATAAATACTGTATGATCTTCAATAACCACCATTGTAAATCGCTGTCAGGAGAATCAAAATTCCACGCCTAAGCATGTTCCGTCCCAATCGGACGAGAGATTACCAATTCATAGATCGCACTGTCAGTGAAATGTACACTGTGGGCGGGCTTGATCTTTACATACACAAATACATGGGCCCGCAAACTGGCGGCGAGGACTCTGCCCTAAGTGGCAATGCAGATGCTACTCAACCAGTTTATGAAACACTGAGTCCACTAAACATACAAGACCTGCTGCTGTTGGAAAACAGGGATCGTGTGTATGATCCAGACATCTATATATTGCGAGGTGTTTACAACACACAGGACGTGGACTTTGACTTGACTCAGTTTGGCTTGTTTTTGAACAACGACACACTGTTTATTACCCTGCACTACAATGACATGATTGATACCTTTGGTCGCAAACTGATGTCAGGTGATGTGATCGAAGTTCCCAACCTTAAAGACTACAATCCACTAAATTCTGCATTACCCGCTGCACTGCCTAAGTACTATGTGATTCAAGACGCTGCGTATGCAAGTGAAGGCTTTTCTGTAACTTGGTTGCCGCACTTGTGGCGGGTCAAAGCAACGCCGCTGACCGATGCACAAGAATACAATAGTATTACCAAAAAGCCTTTTGTGAGCGAACAGATCTGGGACAATGGCAACTACTATCCAGCTGGATCCATTGTGAACTATGGCAATACTTACTATCAGGCACAGGTCAACACCCCAGCCGATATAGCTATTACCAACACTACCTATTGGCAAGAATATGCTCCGCCTACCATTGCCGATGTTCAAGGCACACGCACCAAAGACACTGAGATCAACGATGCTATCCTTACTCAGGCCGATGTTGAAGTTCCGTTGAGTGGTTACGATACTACCAAGTTTTACATTGTTCCTACACTGATAGATGGACAACCTGCGCTGGCCCAAGATGGAAGTATGACCGCAGACGAGACAACCACAGTTGACGGCACACAGGGCGGGCAAGGTACTACCCCGCGTGCTGAGGGCTACACCATGGGCTATCTAACAGGCAGCGACGAAATTGCGCCCAACGGTTTGCCAGTCACACCAGGTGTTGCATTTCCTCCCAACCCTGTGGCAGGTGCTTATGTATTGAGATTAGACTACAAACCTAATCGTTTGTTCAGATATGATGGCGTTCGTTGGGTCAAAATTGAAGACAGTGTGCGCACTGATCTTAACAATGGTCCTGCTAACAAAACCTTACGTTCTAGCTTTGTGAACAACACAGCTACTGTTAACACTACTGATCGCGGACCGATGCCAAGTCGCCAAAGTCTCAGTGAACTTCTTAAACCCAGGGCCGACAACGGCGGTTAATCATTATGGCACAGCAATATTTTTACGACGCCCAAATCCGGCGTTTCTTGTTACAGTTTACTAGAATTTGTAGCAACTTTCAAATTGAATACGGACGCGAAGAAGGGTCCGATCAAGCTGCACTGCTGCGTGTGCCAGTGCGATACGGCGATGCCAGTCGCAATGCACAAACTATCATTCAAGAAAACTCAGCATCTAGCATGCCCAGCACACCGCTGATGACATTTTATGTGTCTGCTCTGGATTATGATCGACCAAGAATGCAAGAGCCGTATTTTGTGAGCAAGGTCAATGTGCGTCAACGCACCTACGATCAGGACACAGAGACCTACGAAACAACTCAGGGCAATGCATTCACAATTGAACGCTTGATGCCAGTACCGTACAAATTGGGTATTACCCTGGACATATGGACCAGCAATACCAATCAAAAAATGCAGTTGTTAGAGCAAATGCTCACGCTGTTCAACCCCAGTTTAGAAGTGCAATCCACTGACAACTATATTGACTGGACCAGCCTAAGTGTAGTAGAATTAGACTCTACACAATGGACTTCGAGAACAATTCCCATGGGCACAGAAAATCCTATTGACATCGCTACGTTGAAATTTAGCCTGCCCATCTGGATCAGTTCACCCGCCAAGGTTAAAAAGCTAGGTGTGGTTGAACGTGTGATTGCATCCATGTATGACGCACAAGGTGACTTGCAAGATGCAGTGACCAACAATGATTTATTACTAGGTACTAGAGTCAAGGTCACTCCTTACAACTACAAAGTTGTGCTGATTGGCAACAAACTGCAATGTTTACAAGATAGAACCATTGTGGATCAACCCAACAGCAGCCTGATTCCTCCTGATCCAGTGTCCACTAGCAATTTACAATGGCCAGCAGTGGTCAGTGTGTATGGCGTGCTGCGGCCTGGCATTAGTCAGATCAGATTGGAACAGCCCAACGGAACTGAAGTGATTGGAACAATCTCATTGGATCCCAATGACGAACGCTTTATGTTGTTTGACGTTGATCCTGATACTGTACCACAAAATACTCTAGCAGCAGTTGACGCTGTGATCAATCCACAAGCCAGTGCTCCGTTAGACGGTCTTGACAGTGCCCTAGATGGACAACGATACTTACTGACTGAACCCACTGGCAATGCCGAAAACCAATTCAATGCCGCAGCCTGGGTTGGTGCCAATGGCAGACCACTAATAGCAGAAGCCAATGACATTATTGAATACTCTGGCATGTATTGGCAAGTAGCATTCAACGCCAGTATCCTGCCAGCGGGTCAATACGTCACAAACCTGACCACAGGAGTGCAATACTATTGGACTGGCGAAATGTGGATCAAGAGCTACCAGGGTATCTATCCAGGTGGCGAATGGAGCATTGTTCTTTGAAAGCGGTGGGTGTTTGGTTTCGATCAAAAAGTACAGGTCGTTACTTGTACTTGATTCGCAACGACAACAAAAATCCTGGAGCTTGGGGCTTGCCTGGCGGCAAAATAGAAACTGGCGAAACACTGCTGGGCGGCATGGAACGCGAATGCACTGAAGAACTGGGCAGCTTTCCCGCCTACGAAAGACTCATACCACTAGAGAAGTTTACTAGTGCCGACGGGGCGTTTGAGTATCATACTTGGGTATGTGTAGTCGCTGGTGAGTTTACACCTGTGCTCAATCACGAGCACCTGGGCTGGGCCTGGATTGATGCTGGAACTTGGCCGCGGCCCATGCATCCAGGACTGTGGAACACCGTCAACATTGAAGCTGTACAAAGCAAAATCCTGCTACTTGAGCAGGATTTTGCAGCACGTTAGGCCTGACTTTCTTGGAACTGCAACTGGATATCTCCAGTTGGGGTTGTTATTGTTGCCAGTGCTGTGATTTGAATAGCCAAGACTTCGGGACCATTTGGATATGTACCTGTGCCTGGTACTGCACTGGTACCAATCTGTTTGACTGTGTTCAAGTCCAGTAAACCAGAGTTTGTGGTGGAAATTGGAATAGCAAACAATCTTTCGCCGCCGTTCAATTCTGTAGTAATAGCAGTTACTGTTATTGCCAGGTCGTTGGTTGTGGTTGAACCACCTAGTGCATTGCCAAGAATTTTCAGTGTGTCTCCCACTGCATACCCTGTACCAACTGCTTGCACAGTAATTTGCGTGGTGTTCATGTTGTAAGTTGTGCCAGTGGGTGTAAGCTGCACAGTTAGGTTGGCACCTGAGCCTGAACTTGAAACGTTGATTGGTGCCAAGTTTGCAAAAGTTTTTATACCCCCGCCACTTGACACTTTTGTGCCTGATTTGGTAAAACCGCCTGTGGAACCAAACGGCGATGATGTCAGGCCGCCTGTGGTTTCGCCAGTGTATCGAGGTGATGTGGCAAACTCTGTAAAACTAGGTTGGAATCCGCCAGCCAAGTTGTTGAGTCCAGACCAAGCTGTGTTGGCACTGTCAATATTGTTGGGATTTAAAATTCCTTCAACCAAGTATCGACCAGCACTGATGTTGACGACCATGTTGGTCAACGACAACTGCGCACGGTTGATCAAGTCTCGTTCGCCAAGTTCTCCGATAATGCTATTGCTCACACTGGGGGCAAGTCTCATGCAAAACACAGTTTGTTTGGTTCCCACTATGACTGGCAAGCCATAATTGATTCGGTTAAATGTAAACTGATAACCCTCGTCGTCATCAAAATTACCGTCCATGATTACTGAACTACCCCAGTGGTTGACCACTGGCGTGCAGGTGTTGGATATCAAGATAACTCCAGAATTGTCTGCATGACTGGCAGCAGCACTGGATGTAAAACTGCGGCTTTGTCCCTCAACCCATTGAGTAAATGTTGCTGCTCGAGTGCAACCTGTCAAGTCATTGCCTGTTTTGCCTGAGTACTTGATCACTTCAGAATCAATCATCACAAACACATCC